TAGTCAAAGGCAGTAAAGCGTATCTCAAAGAAATTGATGCATTGGCAAAAATTACAGGCGAAACAAGAAAGCAACAAGAAGAAGCTCAGGCAAAACTAGCAGCTTCGGCACAGTTCCAGGCTATGGTAGGCAATATGAATGCCACGGAAGCTAAGAAAATGATGGCTACTATTACAGGACTACCTCCTGGATTAAGAAGTGTTGCAGAAGACATCATGGCTACCGGCACAGCTACTACTGAAGAAAGTCAACAGTTCATGGCGTTGATGCCTAAATCTGCGCAGAAGATGGCTGAATTTGCTGAAATGAGTAAAAGAGGCATTGCACCAACAGTGGCTCAGCAACAAGAGCTACAAAATCTTTTAAAGATGGAGGGTGCAGGAGCTAAGAAACAATATGGAGACAACGCTAGATATAACAAGGATATAGCTAAAACATTCATGATGATGAATGATGCTGCTAACATTACTAAAGACGGATTAGTACAGGCAACTGCTGAACAGGAAACAGCTATCAAAAAAACTGATGGTATGGCTGCTCAGATGGAAAAAACTAAACAAACTTTGGCAGAGTTCAGCAACGGATTCATGATGGCTCTGGCTAACAGCGGTATTCTTGATTTAATGTTAAAAGCATTTACTCTGTTAGCTGGCCTAGTACAGACATTCGTAGTTCCTGCTTTTAATCTAGTAGCAGGAATTTTAACAGCAGTATTAGAGCCTGCTCTAAAATTTCTAGGAGAAATAATTAATACCTATGTGATACCTGCTATGCAGGTATTGGTAGGATTCTTCGTTGACACTTTAATACCAGTTATCCAAGATGTAGCTACTACATTAAAAGATTTTTTCAAACCTATTTTTGAAGAAATAGGTGCATTCTTTAGAGACACACTGTACCCGGCATTCTTAGATATTGTTGTGTTTGTTAGAGACAGTTTCTTGCCTACATTTATGGATATAGCATCCGCAATAGGAGAAATAGTCACTCCAGTATTTGAATCACTCGGTGCAATAATTAAAGATTATGTTTGGCCAGCGTTCCAGGCCATAGGATCATTTATAACAGATAATTTAACTCCAATTTTTGCTACATTGTTAACCGCGTTGACTGCTTATGCTACCTATCAGTTGATTACAGGTATAGGCGCTTTAATTTCATTCGGTACAGCGTTAATAGCTGCAACTATACCTTTCTTACCATTGATTGCCGCAGTAGGTGCTATTGCTGCAGGATTCTTTTTCTTATATAAAAAGTTAGAAGAAGCAGGTTATGGATTTAATATGTTAGGAGACGGGCTAAGACTTATTAAAGTTAAGTTTAAAGAGTTTACTGGAGCTATCGGTGATATTATAGCAAAGATTCCAGGAATGGGAAGATCTGAAGAAGAGGAAAAAGCTCGAGAAGAAGAAAAGAAAGCTCTAGAAGAAGAAAAGAAAGAAATACAGGAACGATTAGAGACTCGCAGAAAACAAAATGCTTTTGAAGCTACAGAAGAAGGAAAAAGATTAAAAGCCATCGAAAATCAAAAGAAAAGAGAAGAGCTAAAATTAGATATAGATAAAAAAGTTGCAGGTTATAAACAAACAGGATCAAAATATATCCAACAAGCTAGCGGATCTTTAGGAGCCGGAGCCAAAGCCGCAGACGATGCTGCCAAAGAAGCAACGGCACAGACCAAAGAATTAGATCTCAGCAGTCCGATAAATTCTCTAATGACATTTGCCGAACAGCAAAAATCATCTATGTTTGTTGAAGGTGATAAAGAGAAAAAATCAAAGGCAAGATCAGAACAAAGAGCTGAACTAGTCAAAGGATTAGAAAAAGAAAAATTAGCATCTATGTCAGGCACAGATCAAGAAAGAATGGCGGCTGCGAAGCGAAGTGTGGATGCTACAAAAGGATTAGAAGCCTTTGACAAAAAAACGGCTGTTGATTCTGCTCGAGATGAATTGAACTATGCTAAAACAGATGTAGAAAAGAAAATGGCTGCACAAAAATTAGCGGTAGCAGAAAAACAATTAGCCGATTTCCAAAAAGCTTCAGCAGAAAAACAAACCGCAGGAAAAACAGTATCTCCAGGAACTCCTGCAACAAGTAAAGTTAACGCAGCTGAAACTCCTAAAACTGAATTAGAAGCACAGGCAGCAAAAAAAGCCGCAGAAGACAAAGCCAAAAAAGAAGCAGAAGCCAAAACACCTAACCTAGATCAAAGAAAAACAGTGCCTTCGGGACCTGCTCAAGAATCTGCTGAATCATTGCTTGCTAACTTAAATACTAAGATGGATGTTCTCATAGGAATAAATCGAAAACAAATTGATGTAGGGGAAAGACAACTTTCAGTTCAATCTAATCTGTCAGGTGATGTTTTCAGTATATAATGGAAAAATAAAATGAGTTGGAAAAAATATTTCACACCGGTAGCAATTGATAATCAATCACGATCGATGAGTCCGTTAGGAAACAAAGGTCGGCCGGGTCCGGCTCGAGCAAACTATAGTTCATTTTTACCAGATGTATATGCAGGTGCTCCTAATCGTGTTGAACGTTATATGCAATATGACACAATGGATATGGACAGCGAAGTTAATGCAGCTCTAGATATCCTTGCAGAATTCTGCACACAGAAAGATAAAGAAAATGCTACACCGTTTCACACTTTTTTTAGAGGTAAGCCAACTTCAACTGAAGTTAAATTGATCAAAGAAAGTCTACAAAAATGGAGCAAACTGCAACAATTTGAAACTAGAATTTTTCGTATCGTTCGTAATGCTTTCAAATACGGTGACTGTTTCTTTGTAAGAGATCCTGAAACTAAGAAATGGTTATTTGTTGATGCTGCCAAAGTATCAAAAATTATTGTTAATGAAAGTGAAGGAAAAATTCCTGAACAGTACGTGATACGAGATATTAACTTTAATTTCAAAGAGTTAATAGCAGTAACACCACACGGAACTTCTAATACTAGTCCAAGCGGAACAAGCTCGTATACTTCGGGCGGAGGGTTTGGTCGAGGGATGGTGGGTTCTGCAGCACAACCACCGGGCACTAGATTTTCAAATCAAACCAATGAAGTAACTATAGATGCAAAAAACGTAATTCATATCAGCCTAAGTGAAGGCTTAGATAATAATTACCCTTTTGGCAACAGCATCTTAGAATCAGTATTCAAAGTCTACAAGCAGAAAGAACTGCTTGAAGATGCTATCATAATCTATCGTATACAACGTGCTCCAGAAAGACGTATTTTCTATGTAGACGTCGGAAATATGCCAGCACACATGGCTATGAGCTTTGTTGAACGTGTTAAAAATGAAATTCAACAACGACGTATTCCAAGCGCCACCGGCGGCGGAGCCAACGTTATAGATGCTAGTTATAATCCGTTAAGTTCATCAGAAGATTATTTTTTCCCGCAGACAGCAGAAGGTCGGGGATCTAAAGTTGACACACTACCGGGCGGTACTAATCTAGGTGAAATTACCGATCTACGTTATTTTACCAACAAGTTATTCCGTGCTCTGCGCATTCCAAGCAGTTACTTACCGACTGCGATCGACGAACAACCAAACAATGTAGCCGACGGCAAAGTTGGTACAGCATATATTCAAGAACTAAGATTTAACGAATATTGCAAACGATTACAATCGATGATTGTTGAAAGTTTTGATCAAGAATTTAAAATTTGGTTAAATGACAGTGGTATTAATATTGATCCCGGACTGTTTGAATTAAAATTTAATACTCCGCAAAATTTTGCAGCATACAGACAATCTGAATTAGATACAGCGAGAGTAGCTACTTACGCACAACTAACACAGATTCCATACATTAGTAAACGTTTTGGACTAAAACGTTTCTTAGGCTTAACACAAGAAGAAATTGTTGAAAACGAAACACTGTGGAGAGAAGAGAACAGTGGTAAACTAACACCAGCATTGGATTCTGCTGGTGAAATGAGATCTATAGGTATTTCGGGTGGAGGCCTACAATCAGCAGCTGAAGGACAGGCTGCAGAAGCATCCCCAGACATGGCCGCTGCTGCAGAAGCACCTGCCGAAGAAGCACCTGGACCAGAAGCTCAAATTTAATAAATACATTATGCTTCTATTAGAATTTTTATATTTTAACGATAATACTAACGATTTTTCTGTAGATCGTCGTTATTCTAACGAACGAGACAGTAGTATTCTAGAAAAAGATGATACAAGAAAAATACGTCTAACTCTAAGACAAATTAATCAGCTCAGAATGCAGAGCGAAGCTCACGAATTTGAAAAAGAATCAGAGTTAGAATTTATCAAACAAATGTACGGAACCCCAGTTGAAGCAGAACAACCAGCCCAATAATACCCCTGCATTCGTTTTAGGTAACGGCGTCAGCAGATTAAAAGTAGATCCAAACTTCCTACTTAAAAACGGAACAGTCTACGGATGTAATGCCCAGTACAGGGAATTTGAACCTCATTATCTAATCGCTGTTGACGTTAAAATGGTCAACGAAATAGTATCTGCAGGCTATCATAAAAATCATCAGGTTTGGACAAACCCTAACAAGGGCATAACTTCAAAGCATAATCTAAACTTTTTCAGTCCGCACAAAGGATGGAGTTCAGGACCTACAGCATTATGGTTTGCTAGTACACACGGATATAGGGAAATATACATATTTGGGTTTGATTATGCAGGAATAAATGGCAAGTTTAATAATGTTTATGCTGATACATTTAACTATAAAAAAAGTCAAGACTCCGCTACTTTCCACGGAAACTGGGCCAGTCAAACAGAAAAAGTTATCAAAGAATTTCGTAATATCACATACTACAGAGTAATAGATCCATCACAAAATTATATCCCAGAAAAGTTAAGTAAAGAAATTTACAATCTAAAACATCTATCTTTCGCTGATTTTGAGAAAAAATTTCCAGGAAGTATTTACAGCGACCAAATCCTTCAAAAAACTACCATTTAACACCTGATTATAATCTGCGTGTTAAATAAAACTACAGCCTTTTACCAATTCAAGGAGAATACATTATGGCAGATAAAACCACACTTGAGCAGATGCTCGAGAGCTTGGTCAATGACGATCAAGCAAAAGCAGAAGAACTTTTCCACGAGTACGTAGTAGCGAAATCTCGTGAAATCTATGAAAGTCTCATCGAAGACGAATTAGAAGAGGCTTCGGACGAAGACGAAGATGAAGACGAAGAAATGGACGAAGCTGCGAAAGATGAAGACGCAGAAGACGAAAAAGTAGACGAAGAATTTGAAGATATTGCCATCGAAGCAGATGACGATATGGGCGATATGGGCGGTGACCCTACAGATGACCTAGAAGGTGATCTAGAAATGGGCGGTGACGAAGGTGAAGAAGGCGAAAAGTCAGAAGAAGAACTTTTCCAAGACCTAGACGCTATTGTTGACGAGCTACAAGCTAAGTTTGATGAACTTAAAGGTGGCGACGAAATGGGCGGCGACGAAATGGGCGGCGACGAAATGAAAGATGATTTTGATCTAGAAACCGTTCGTGAATACGTAGAAAAAGTTCCAGCTGGACACGGCGCAGAAAAGAAAGGCGCAGGCGAAAAAGCTGATAACACAAGATCTACAATTGACAATATGAAGAACGATATGGGCGGCACAACTGCTAATATTCTAAGCGGTCGTGATGGTGCAACTGGTTCTGAAACCGGTGCATTAAAAGGCAATGGTCTTTTAAAAGGTTCACCAAAAGAAGATAATGCTGGCAACATCAATGTCCCAGGCGGTAAAGCTGGTAGTTCATTCTCTAAGAAAGAACCAGGACATGGTGCTGAGAAGAAAGGTTCTGCAGAATCTGCAGACAACAAGCAAAGCCTTTTCCGTGGTCGTAGATAATAGGACTATATAGGTGAAAACTACTCTATCAGAACATTTGAGTTTTGACCAGGCTAAGATTGTCTTGGAGAGCGAAGAAGGCAGCGACGGTAAAAAGTCGCTGCATTTAAACGGTATTTGCATTCAAGGAGATATCCGCAATGCAAACCAACGTGTTTATTCTTCTCAAGAAATTGGCAGGGCTGTCAAAACGCTCAACGAACAGATCTCTGGCGGCTACTCAGTTCTTGGAGAAGTTGATCATCCTCAGGATTTGAAAATCAATCTAGATCGTGTT